TAAAGGTGTGTACTCACCAATTGGTGAAGTAGGTAAGAGTGGTTATCATTCCACTGATGATGAGGTACTTAATAAACTAGCAGATAAGGGATCAGAGGTAGCAAAACAATTACTAGTAATACGTGAAGCCAGTAAGATTAGGGATACCTACTATCAAGGACTACTTGATCTACGATTTCCAGATGGACGCATCTATCCTAATCTAAACCATTGTGCTACTAAGACAGGTAGATTATCATCTACTAACCCTAATCTACAGAACCAGACAGATACAGGAGATGTTAAGCGAGCATATGTCAGCCGCTATGGAAAAGATGGTGCTATCTTAGAACTAGACTACAGCCAACTAGAGATGGTTGCATTGGCATACTTAGCCAATGATAAGCAGTTGATAGATGATATTAATAACGGTAGAGATATGCACCGTGAATTGTATAAAGGAATGTATGGTAGATATCCAACTGACAAAGAACGGAAGCCCTTTAAGCGATTTAGTTTCTTGCTCGTTTACGGAGGAGGAGCTACTACACTTATGGCGCAAAGTGGTTGTGATAGAGAGACAGCTAACAGATTTATTAGCACATTCTATAGTCGATACAAAGGGGTTAAAAAATACCATGAACACATAGTTAAACTAGCAAATGAGAAAGCAACAGTGTACTATTCAATGGAGGAGAGTGGGCCTAAGTATAATTTCTACTACGAAAGTCCAACTGGTAGGCACTACATCTTCAGCAAATACTACAACGAGAAGCGTAAGGATTATTCATTCAGCCCTACAGAACTAAAGAACTGGCCCATTCAAGGGTTTGCTACAGGCGACGTAGTACCTATGATGGTAGGTATTCTATTACGAAACCTAGAGGAACAGGAGCTAGTTGATAGAGGTGCTAAGTTAATAATGACCGTACACGACAGTGTGGTATTAGATGTGCCACTTGACATTTTACATGAGTGTGCTATATTAGCAAAACAAACACTAGAAGATGCTCCAAAGTATCTCAAGAAACATTTCAACATTAACTTTCCATGCCAATTAAAGGTTGGTGTTGAATCAGGAATTAATTGGCAAGACAAAGAGGAACTTAAATGAGTTACACGGTAGAAAACATTACAGAGAAAACAGTTAACACTAAGTTTGGCCCTAAGAAAGCATTCTCAATTAAGGCTAATGGTGAGTGGTATGGTTATGGATTTAAGAAACCAGCATTCTCTATTGGTGATGAGGTAGACTTTCAGTTTAGTGAGACTGCCTATGGTAAGCAAGTAGATGATAAGTCTGTTCGTACCCTATCTAAAGCAGGTGGTTCATCACCTACTTCATCTGCTCCAGCACCAGCTAAGGCATATGGCGCACCAGCTAAAGTGTTTCCTATTCCCCCGCTACATGGTGATAGAGCCATTGTTCGCCAGAACTCAATCACTAATGCAACTAAGATGGTAACTGAACTACTTGTTGCTAACAAAGAGAAGATGGAGATGGATAAGGTTGCTGATCTAATTGTAACTATTGCACGTAAGTTTGAGGAATATTCTTGTGGCGACATTGAAGCTATCGCTGCTGAACAAATGGCTACACCAGAATGAAATCTATTGATACATTAGTTGATGACATTTACTCTATGATTGAAACTGGTAACTCTCCTGTTACTAGTAACAATCAGGTAAGTGTCAGCTATTCCAAATGGTTTGCTCAAGAGGAGAGGAAGCGTGAGGAGAAGGTACTTTACTTTAGTGAGGTTGGCGACCCTTGCCCTCGTCGCCTTTGGTATCGGTATAATCAACCTGATGCTAGTGATAAACCTGATGGCAGGTCATTGTTAAAATTCTTTTATGGAGATATACTTGAAGAACTTGTACTCAATGTTGCAGAAGATAGCGGTCATACCGTTACTAATAAGCAAGATCGTGTTAGTTACGATATTGGTGATGGGTGGATTGTTCGTGGACGCATTGATGCTGTTGTTGACAAAGTTGTATGCGATGTCAAAAGCGTTACAAAGTATTCGGAAGAAAAATTCAAACATGGCTTAGTCGATGACCCATTCGGATATTACCAACAATTAAACGGATATGCTACTGCTCTTGATGCTGATCGTGCTGGCTTCATTACTATTCAAAAGGAACTAGGACACATTAACTACTATCCAATTGAAGTTAATAAAGGATTATTCAAACTACAAGCAGAGCATTCTGCTGAGATTGCTGGTCTATCTACACCAGATAAACTAGATAGACTTAATCCAGTACCAGCAAGTAAGACTAGTAAGAATAAGAAGTTATGCACAAGCTGTAGCTACTGTTCGTTTAAGAAAGAATGTTGGCCTGAGATGCGTACATTCTTATACGCTAGTGGCCCTGAGTTTCTAGTTGAAGTTGTTGATGTTCCTAAAGTACAGGAGATAACATGAAAACTAAACAGAAAAAAGTACCTAGTTGGTGGCCTTTCCCTATTCATTACGGTAAGTTACCAGTACCTGATGGATGGAAACCTACTACAAAGAAACAGCGCGTACTCAATAGTGAGGATGCCCCATTTTAATAGGAGGAAATGTGAAACTTACTGTAGAAATAGATGATGATTCAGTGTCTGAATTAATTGCTAAAGATTTAGAAGGATTCATAGAAGACTTTACTAGTAATAGTGGAGGAATATTTTCATTAAAAACTGAAGAAAATGATAGAGCAGTTAAACATCTAGTCGAGTGTATGAAGTACGTACATGATTGGTACAGCGTAGTAGATAAACAATATTATCCAAAGTGGCATGAAAATACTAGTAATCCCCGATTGTCAAGTTAAAGAAGGATTGTCCACTGATCATCTAATGTGGGCAGGTAAAGCTATCTGTGAATATAAACCTGATGTTGTAGTTAACCTAGGTGACTTTGCAGATATGCCATCCTTATCTACTCACGATAAAGTTGGTAGCAAATACTTTGAAGGTTTGCGGTATAAAAAAGATATTAACGCCGCAAAAGATGCAATGAAAGTATTGCTATCTCCTTTACGTGATTTACAATCCAAGCAAAAGAAAAACAAAGAGAAGGTGTATAAGCCTCGCATGGTGATGTTGCTTGGTAATCATGAGAATAGGATAGATAGAGCTGTTAATAACAACCCTACATTGGAAGGACTTATAAGTGTTAAAGACCTTGAATATGAAAAAGATTGGGAAGTACATAGTTTCCTACACCCCATCTTTATTAATGGTGTTGGTTTCAACCATTATTGGCCTGTCGGCGCAATGGGAAGACCTGCATCCTCTCCTGCTTCTATTATCAGTAAGCTACATATGTCATGTATTGCTGGACACCAGCAAGGTAAACAAGTATCTTATGGTAAGCGTGCTGATGGAAAGCCTATTACTGCTGTCATTGTGGGCAGTTATTATCTTCACGATGAAAGTTACATGGATCAGTTAAGCAATAAACACTGGCGTGGATTACTAGTAATGCATGAAGTTGAGGATGGACATTTCGATGAGATGTTTCTTTCCATTGATTATTTAGGGAGGAAATACGGTGAACTATCATGACAAACTTTGGAAAGTAAAACTTTTTATAGAGGAGAACTTTGATGATGTATCAGAACTTACCGTTGCACTTGGGTTATCAGTTGAAGATGTAATGAATCTTTTACCTGATGTATTAGTAGCTAACTATAATAAATTTTTCCATGACACTATTGAAGAAGAACCCGAAGAAACTATCGAAGACTACGATGGAGTTGGAGAAGATTGGTCAGAGTAGAAAGCGCGTCGTTATTAATAGCGAACAAATTAGGAATTGGAATGAGGAACTAAAAGATTATGAGCAAAGTAAATCTAGTGTGGGCAACACCAGATGGGGAGAATTTAGTAGCGTATATGGCGAGGGTATCGAACCCAAATAACCAAGACAATAAATCCACTGCTCCAAAACTTTTAAACTATCTTATTTCTAATAAGCATTGGTCGCCATTTGAAATGGTAAATGTATGTGTTGAGATTGAAACAACACGAGACATTGCTAGACAAATCTTACGCCATCGTAGCTTTAGCTTCCAAGAATTTAGTCAGCGATATGCAGTTGCATTGCCAGCTAAACCTAGAGAAGCAAGGATGCAAGATGAAAAGAATAGACAGAATAGTTTGTTTAATGATGATGTTCAATTAGATTATTTGTGGGAATACAAACAACATGCTGTATTACGAACATGCATGGATGCCTATGAGTTTGCATTAAAGAACAACATTGCTAAAGAAGTTGCTCGCTCTGTTCTGCCAGAAGGACTCGTTACTAGTAAGATGTATATGAATGGTACATTGCGTAGCTGGCTACATTACATTGATATTCGTTGTGATGAGGCTACACAAAAAGAACACCGCTTGATTGCAAACCAATGTCGTGATATAATAATGAATCTTTATCCATCGTTAAAGGATGTATTATGACTTATGAAGATAAAATGCACAAGGAAGAAGAACTTCTAGAAGATGAGTTTTTACTAGCTTGCTTTACTAAAGATGCAGAAGCTGGTGTTGATTTTAGCTTTACAAAAGATTATAAAAACGGTGGTATACGCAGACGTAAAGTATACGAAGTTATGTACGATTCATTAGATGGATATGATGGTACATTAAAGTTTGTGATGGAAACATTACTAATAATTGCTAAGAAGGGTGACGTAGATGCTGAATCAGCACTACGTAGAATGGCAAAATCTTACGCTAAACTTAACGCATATATAGAGGAATAATCATGAGTGGTTGGCTAATAGCAACAATTGGAGTGGTGTATGCAGTGGTTGCCTTTGATCTCATTCGTTCTGGGAATATTGGTTTGGGGATTGCTTTTGTTGGTTATTCTATTGGTAATATTGGACTCACGATGGAGGCAATGAAATGACTGTCTACATAGCACTCCTTGCAGTGTGCATTAATACATGTGAATTTGGATATAGCAAACCCGTAATGTTACGTGAAGAATGTGTCGCTATGGTTAAAAAAGGAATACAAGATATGCCACCAGAGGTAAAACCTTTTGTATATGGAACATGCATACCAGTGAACATAGAAAAATTCATGTAATGAACGTATGGTTGAAAAGAAACGTAATGGTGGTGAATGGACAGAAGGACGTTATCGTAGTTTTATAACATCAACGCTACGAGGTGGAATGCGTAGATGGCCCCCTAAATGGAAAGCACTAAAGGATGCTTGTGTAGGTAGGAAAGTAAACGAGAAGACAAATAAACTTGCGCTACATTATGTATGTCGTAAATGTAAGAAAGAATATACAGCAACTAATGTAGAAGTAGATCATATAAAGCCAGTGGTTCCTGCCACTGGTTTTACATCTTGGGATGACTACATTGATAGAATGTTTTGTGAACAAACTAATTTACAAGTGTTGTGTAAGAAATGTCATAAAGATAAAACAGGTAAAGAGAAAGTAAAAGCAGCAACTAAACGGAGTAAGAAATGATTAACGAAGAAGAAGCATGGTTTCATCATGTAGTTAAAGACTTTGACTACATTGTTTGTAGTGGTAAGTATGGCCCATTGTTTTATAAACTTCTTTCTGACGAAGCAAAGACTATTATTAATAACATGTACCATCTAGAGAAACTTAAATTGGAGGTCGAATGTCTATCGCAATAAGGTTTACAACGGGATTTATTTTAGGGTTTGAATTTACTCCAATTGAAGGAGTTCATTTTTGTTTGTATTTAGGTATTTGTGAAATTGCATTTTATGACGAGGAGATTGTTGATGACCAGTTCTAAAAAGATGGGTGTATATGAAACCTTCATTGCTAAGAGTAGATATAGTAGGTTTCTAGATGATAAGAGTAGGCGAGAGCATTGGCCTGAAACAGTGAAGCGATACATTGATTTCATTACTAATAATGTAGAGAAGAAACATCACTACAAAGTGCCTACTGAATTAAAGAATGAGTTGCATGATGCTATCCTCAACTTAGAACTTATGCCATCTATGCGAGCCATGATGACTTCAGGCGAAGCATTAGAACGAGATAACACTGCTGGATATAATTGTTCCTATCTTCCAGTAGATGATGTTAAATCATTTGATGAAGCCATGTACATCTTGTTGTGTGGCACTGGTGTAGGGTTTAGTGTGGAGAGTAAATATGTCAACAAGCTACCAGAA